CCACAGGTATTACTACCGTTGGTGCCAGCAACACCGCCACCGCCTCCGCTGGACCCAAATCTCCCGCCAGAAATGCAGCCTTTGCCACCACCACCGATTGATCCAAACATGATGGTAATGGCGATGGAAGAACAAATCATGGCACTGTATCGTGATGACGATCAGTTTAACTACCGCATCCAGATTGCGTCTGACAGCATGGTGGCAATTGACCAAGCTCAAGACCAGGCAGAAGGCGCACAGCTTATGTCTACGTGCGGCGAGTTTTTCAATCAGATGAAAGCTCTGATTGAGCAGTACCCACCTTTGCTAGAGTTTTCTATTCAGTTGTTCCAGAACGTCATTAAACGATTTAAGGGAGGCAAAGAGCTTGATGGCATCTTTACGAAAGCTCTTAAACAAGTTGGTGAAATCTCTGCGGCTAGAGAGGAGGCAGCTAAGCAACCGCCTCCACCGGACCCTAAAACGATTGAGATACAAGGCAGAATGCAAATTGCGCAAATTGAAGCACAAGCTAGGCTGCAAGCTGCGCAAATGGAAATGACTGATGCCCATGACAAAAACATGATCAGTTATCAAGAATCTCAGTTAAAGATGCAACGTGATCAAGTTGAGTCTCAATTGAAGATTCAAGCGCAGCAATTCAATGAGTATGTGAAGCAGCAAGAACTTGGGTTAGGTCAACAGGAATTGCAAATCAAGTCGAATGCAGTCCAAGTTGACATGCTTAAAGTACAAGCTATGTCGCAATCGGATGCAAATAAGCAAGCAATTCAGCAAGAGACTAATCGCATGTCTCAGATACTTGAGATTCAAAAACTCGAGTTAGAGAATATGCGAGTGCGTTTAGCTGAATCTGAGAAGTTGATGGAAGAGCGCAGACTTCAAAACGAGCAGCAGCTTGAGCGAGTCCGAATGACAATGCAGACGTTTCAGACGCCAATGAAAACGGAATCACAACCAGTTGTTATCAACAACATCATTCCAAAGCCAAGTAAGCGAGTTGGTAAAGTGACTATGGATGAGTTAGGTAACCCATCCATTGAACTTAATAACATTGATGATGAGGCATAGTTGTGGCTGACAATGTTGATGTATCCAACAGTCCTACTAGTGTAAACCCTGATATCCCTGTTCGTACCATCGACAAAGGTGGCGAGCAGATTCAGGTAGTAGCGGTAGACTATGGTGGTGCTGGAACAGAGGATCTAACTGTTCCAGACTTTGCTACGGAAAATACGTTGCAAAGCATTAACGCTGCAATCGCTGGCGGCTTGTATTTCAACATTACAACCAACTCAGACATTCTTGGCGTAAGCGTTGGAGGCCGAAGAAACAATGAGATTGAACTGAGTTTTTTCGACTCATTTGATGCAAATCTTATTAATAACACTACCGCCGCTGGTGGTTCTGCAACCATATCTGGTGGCCATGCTCGGTACCGTACTGGAACTAATACAAACGGTGCTTCGCGTGGAGAAACCATTTACAAATGCAATTACAGACCAGCGCACGAAGAATACGCTTTTTTTACTGCGGCATTTACAACAGGGATTGCAAACTCATATCAGCGCATTGGTATTTACGATACTGATAATGGCGCTTTTATTGGATATGAAGGAACGTTATTTGGCGTAACGATTCGTAGTGGAACTAGTGATACAAGAATAGCGCGAACAAGTTGGAATGGTGATCCGCTTGATGGTTCTGTTGGCTCAATCTTTACTCGCGCTGGTACACCAGAAGCTATTAACCTTACCTACTCAAATCTTTATCGTATACGTTTTGCTTGGCTTGGTTCTGCGTCATTTCTTTTTGAAGTTTTTAGTCCTGATGCTAAGTGGGTAACATTCCACACTATTCGCATACCTAATAGTCAGCTTGCACCTTCGATAGAAACACCTAACCTTCCAATGAAGATTGAGTGTGTAAAAAGTGCAGGTGGTGCCACAGATTTGTCGATTTACACAGCATGTTGGGCAGCGGGTACCACATCGGATTACAATCCAATTACGGAAACCCTGACCGATTACAGCCTAGCTAATCTTACTCGTGCTGTGCTTGCTGGTCGCTCGGCCACTGGCGGCGGAACGTATTACAACGTAAAGGTTAATCCGTCTGGGTCTCTCATTACTGCGATTGGCGATATTAGTGGTGTTGTTGGCCAAAACACGATGGCTAATAGCTTGCCAGTAGCTATAGCAAGTAACCAAACTGCCATACCTGTTACAGATAATGGTGGGTCACTTACAGTTGACGGTACTGTAGCTGCAACACAAAGCGGCACTTGGAACATTAACAATGTAAGCGGTACGATTAGTTTACCTAATGGTGCTGCAACAGAAACAACGCTTTCAACGTTAAACGGTAAAGTAACGGCGTGTAATACCGGAGCAGTTACTATTTCTACCGCTCTACCTGCGGGAACGAATAACATAGGTGATGTGGATGTTCTTACGTTGCCGGATGTTGCGCTGAAGAATTATTCAACAAGTGCTGTAACAAGTGTTGTTTCAGCGGCAACAAGTACAAGTATTCTTGCGAGTAACGTAAATCGCCGCATGGCAATCATGGTGAATGACACCGACAGAAACACTTATGTAAAACTTGGTGCTGCTGCTAGTACAACCAGTTTTTCGTACAAACTGTCGCCTGGTCAGATATTGGAACTTCCTATTCCAATTTATACAGGGGCTATTGATGCTATATGGGATGCAAGTCCGACGGGTAGTATGCGGGTTACGGAGATCACATAATGCCGGTTTATGGATCAGATGTACCTGTAGGTGCTGGCATGATTTGGTATACCAATACCGCTCCCGCTGGCTGGTTAATTGCTGATGGTAGTAGCTTAAACCGAGCTGCTTACCCAAAACTGTTTGCCGTAATAAACACTACTTACGGGTCGGCAAGCGGCACAACCTTTAACATTCCTGACCTTAGACAGCGTTTCCCGATGGGTAAAGCTGCTTCTGGGACAGGCAACACTCTTGCTGGAACAGGCGGTAATATAGACCATACCCACAGCGTTCCAGCGCATTATCACGGGATGGGAACTGGTGCTGATTTGGCAGTTAGCAATTCTCCTAGTGGTTACAGTGCTTGGGGTGGTCAAATTACGACTACAGCTCCAAAAGGAGATACTTCTGCTGGTTCTTATACAGCTCCTTCTATTTCTGGGCGTATAGGTCTTGTAACGGGTGGCGTTGATGGTAACGCTGCAATGACTTCTGGTAGTCAAAACTCTCCTTACTTGGTTGTTAATTACATCATAAAAGCCACATGAGCCTGTTACTGCTACTTAACCCAAAGCAGTACGGTGGTGCGGTTGTAACACCAGATACAAGTGATATTCTGGATGTTTACCGAAAGCGCCGCAAAAAGCGCGAGGATGAACTACTCGAAGAAGAAATCGCCGCTCAATTGCTCAAGGCACGTCAGGCCGATGTTGTAATACCGGCTACTGTAGACGTTATAAAGCTAGGTGCAATTCTTCGTGAAAAGTTGTATGAAAACATAAAGCCAGACGAGGTACAGGGTTTAGAGCGCACCAAGCGCATTAAGCTGCTGTTGTTAGCCCTGGTGATGGATGACTAATGAGCAAATACAAACTGTTTCAATACTGTCCTATACAGCAAAAAGTTGTTTCGATTGATGAAGTTCAAAAAGAACGCTTTTGTCGGGATCTCTTCATTCAAGATGAGATGCCACCGACACGAAATCCGCTTAATCCTAAAGAAATATATACAAGCAAATCAAAGCTCCGATCCGCTTATCGTGCGGCTGGCGCTGTAGAAGTCGGCGATGCTTACGACCGTGGGTATGTTCCTGAGAAGGAAACACAACGGTCTGAAAAGCAATTAGTCGATAAAATGATGCGTAATTTACGGGAAAGATATGGCCGATAACACACAAGACATTGAAGCTACAGAAGTACAATCAGACCGATCCGCCCAAGAACGTCTGAGTATTCGTGATGCCTTGCAGCAGCAGTTTGATCAACCAAAACAAGCCGAGAACGAAATTGAGCCCGAAACAGAAGCACAAGAGGAAAATCAAAATGTTAGTAACAGCGTTCCAAATACAGTTGAGACAGAGGTAAAGCCTGGTTTGCTCCCACCAGCAGATATGCGTAAAGAGGAAAAGGAAGCATTCCTCAATCCAACGGCTGAAAATGCCCATATTTTGCAATCCTATTTGAATCGACGAGCGTACGAAACTCGATCAGACTATAGCCGTAAAATGGCCGAAGTTGAGGAGTTACGCAAAAACACATCATCAGTATACGACACCATTAAGCAATATGAAGAAGATTATGCAAAACAAGGTATTAGCCTTGGAGACATAGCTAAGCGGTCAATTGCTTGGGATCGAGCTATGCAGAATAACCCTGTAGAAACTGCCCGTGAATGGCTTGAGTCTTATGGGTTGTCTTTAGAGGAACTTAATAACTTTCAATCACAGACCCCTCAAGCTCCCCAAAACTACCTCACACGAGCAGATGCCGAACAGATTGCAGAGCAACGGATGCAAGCGTTGATGCAACAGCAAGAGCAAAAAGCCGTTGAGTATTATAATCAGAAGGTCGTAGAATCCTTCATGAATAGTAAACCCGTATTTCGGGACCCAGAAACAGCTGCTCAAATAGAAGCTGATATGGCTCCGGTGGTACAGGCATTAACGGGAACTGGACGCTACAGCTCTCCAGAAGAAATCCTTGATACTGCCTATAACTACGTCATTAACGGGAATGCGGCTTATTCCAGTCTAGTTTCTAAGATGACTGCTAAGCCCATAATTCAAGAACAAAAGGCAGCGGTCCAAAAGGCCAAGGCTGCGTCAAAGTCAATATCTGGCTCCGCTGGTTCAGGGACTCCCAGGGTACAAACAAAAGACATACGGGATAATCTGCGTCGGCGTCTCTCAGGTGGAGACTAGGCCATAGAGGTTATCCCGATAATTTATAAGGGATAACTAAAATGGCAAATCTTGAGGAAGCAATCGTAGCGACCTTGTTCGATCAGTCCGATTCAATAGCAGATGAGATTCTTCATCATAATCCGCTTTTGGCTTCGCTTGATGAGCAGGGTTTAATTCGTAAATTCTCCGGTGGATATGAGCTTCGTAAGCCAGTCATGTACAATGATTCGGCTGTCGGTGGTTTCTATTCCGGATTCTCATCTTTCAACCTTGATTCAATCGATGATGCAACTGCATTCCGATTCGCTATCAAGCAGGTATATGAGCCTGTAGCAATCTCAGGGCGTGATCGTCGTGCTAACCGTGACGAAGCTATGCTTCTTGACCTTGCTGAAATGAAGATGAAAGCAGCAATCGCTCGTCTTAAGAATACCGTTTCTACCTCGCTTCGTGGCGATGGAACAGGAAGCGGAGGACTTGAGTTTGATGGTATCAAGAAGGCAGTTTCGACTTCGCCTTCATCTGGTACTTATGGAACGATTGACCGTACTTCAAACACTTTTGCACGTAACCTTGCAGTAAACGTAACGTTGACTGCGGCAAACGTACAAGAGCAGATCACGGATGCAATCAGCCAGATTACTCGAGGTGATGAGCAACCTGACCTTGGACTTATGGATCGTACTGCTTGGAAATTCCTCCATAGTTCATTGACAGCAATTCAGCGTATTCAGCTTCCTGTAAAGAAGGCTGTAGCTGGATTCCGTGTGCTTCAGTACGACGGATGTGATTTTGTATTCGATGGTGGATACGGATCCTCTGTACTTGAAACAAACAGCTGCCGACTTCTCAATACAAAGTATTGGTCGTTTGACGTAGTTCGTGGAGCAGATTTCAAACCTTTGGCCCCAGAGATGGCGCGACCTGTTGACCAGGATGCGTTTTTCACTGTGATCATTGTAGAGGGTAACCTCTGTTGTGCTGCTCCAGCTCTTCAGGCTGTTATTTACGCTTAATTAGTAGGAGGAACATAATATGTCAGGTTCAGGATCATTTGGAGTTAATTTCAAGAAGGTATGGGATGGTGTTTCATCTCCTCTTCCTGCCAAGCTCAAAGACGTTGGCCATTCGACAGAAGGGTCTTTTGTATTTGTTCAAGCAAATGGCGCAATCGCTCAGTATGACTTTGTTCATATTGATACCGAAGGCCAAGCTGCTAAATGTACAACAACTCTTGCTGCTCAAACCAGCCAGGTTGGTACTGCTCAGATAGCTGCTGCTGACAACGAGTACCTTTGGGTATGGGTTGGTGGACAACAGGGTGGTGGAACGGGTAAGGGAATCAAAGGCAGCATCCTCACTGGATATGTTGCTAAGAACACCCTTTACACAACTGCTACTGCTGGTTCTGCTGATGACACTGCTACGACTAAGTTGATTGGAGTAGTAGGTCTTACAGCTACCACAGCAACTCAGGCTGTAGAGCTTGCTTCCACGTCAATCATCACAACCTAGTTGTGTAATAGAGGGAGGCTTGTACAGCTCCCTCGCTTCTAAGGAGATTATATGTCACTTCTTACAGATTTGATTGGTTTGGGAATGCCACCGGAGCAAGCTAATGTTTTGAATTCTGAAACATTGTCTTCTGCTCCAACGCTCTCATCGTCGGGATCTCTTACGGCAGCTGGAACCACTATTACTGATGCTCTTGCTCTTACCTCGTTTGTAAACTTGGTTGGAACAGCAGCGGCAAGTACTGGTGTTAAGCTCCCGATTGAGTGTCCGATTGGTCAGTGTGTTTATATTGCGAATAATGGGGCTAACAGCATAAAAGTTTATGCTCAAAGCTCTCAGACACTCAATACAAGCATCGCTGGCGCTACTGGAACCACGGTAACTACTGCACAGGCTCTTCAGTGTATTCGTCAGTCGAGTACAAACTGGATTGCTATGCTTCACACTAAGGCAACTTAGTTTTATGGGGAGGCTTGTTTAGCTCCCCAATTTTTAGGTAATTTATGTCGCCGAGAAGCGTTCCATTATCTTCCATTGTGAGAACAACTGAAGATAAAGACTTGTTAAAGTATGACGATGTAAACCTAGCTAAAATTGCTAAGTTCATCGGGCAAGATTCTTTAGATCAGGTTTTAGAAAGTTATAAATCAAAACAATCTTTTACAATTTCTGACGTGCTAAAGCGTTTAGGAATATCTGCTAAAGAATTAGACGTAGATCCATCAGCAATTTTAGGAAAGGAATAAGTAACCATGCCAGATTTTACACCCTCTAATCCTAGTGCATTATTTTCTGCTCGAAGCGTTGCCGCTGTGACTGCTTCTGATTCTACCGATC